TTACTGCGCCAAATTTTTCAAAAATGAAAACCCGCAAATACGGCGTGTCTCTTGATCGATTTCGATGCTGCTTATGATACTTTTCCAGAATGTCTGTCGGTGGGCTTTGTCAAGCTGTAAGTATAGCTCCCGCCAGCTGCCGCGAAAGGTTTTTATGGGGATGGAGTAGGACTCCATAGAGGTACAGTTTTCTGGATCCTGATATTTGACGAGTCTGGCATCCAGAATTTCACACTGTCTGTCGTAATACTGTTCCGTAATCCTTCCTTTTTGAAAGAGGAGATTCAGCCGCTCCAGTTCCCGGCGGGCTGCTTCCCGGGCTGCTCCTGCTTCTGACTCTGTCCTGCTATAGGGACGTCTGCTTTTTAATGCGATCTCTGCAATTTCCTGTTCCAGGTTTTCCCGTATATGAGATATCATATATTCTTCTACGATATGCTCGGTGAGATGGGCGCAGCTGTGGCGTCTGAGTTTATTGCCGCACCGATATCTCACATAGATACTTTCTCCGCCATTCATCAGTTTCTGCCTTTTTCGATATCCGGTATAGTTGTTGCCACACCAGGGACATTTGATGAGGGAACTGAACAGATATGGGTCATAGCCTTCACGCATCGTTTTGGAAACAGATATCTGCCGGATTTTATGGAACTGTTCCAGAGAAATATAGGGTTCGCAGTAGTGGAGATTGTCTTTGTCTTTTCCGGCGTAGGTCTCGTTTTTGAACAGTCGGTCAATTTTATTGGCGGTGGGGGCGGACTCTCCATATTTGTTCTGGATATACTGAATCGTGGAGCGGATGGAATAGCAGGAGAGGTAGTGGGCATAGGCATCCTCGATGATGGGAGAGACGGCCATATCCTTTATCAGTCTGTTGTTTACGACTTTGTACCCGTAGCAGGCGCATCGTCCGCTCGTCACTTCTCCGATGGAGCGCTTATAGTCCAGGACGGCCCGGATACGCTCGGATGTCCGGTCGCATTCAGCCTGATTGACAGAGAGCATGATATTGATGACCATCTGCCCGTTGGCAGTGGAAGAGTCGTAGTTTTCATAGATTGTTTTCCAATGGCAATCGTGTGCCCGGAGGATTTCTTCGGTAATGTTGTAGTCTTTGATATTGCGAAACCATCGGTCCAGCTTCGTTACCAGAATCATGTCCAGCTTATCCCGTTTCACGTCTTCCAAAAGACGCAGCAGGCCTTTTCGGTATTTCATAGGCTTTCTGGCGGAAATTCCCTCATCGGCATAGTAATCTGTGATATGGTAGCCGTTTCTTTCTGCAAATTCTGTCAGGGCTTTTTTCTGTGCCGGAAGAGAAAGGCCGTTTAAATGCTGCTCTTCGGTGGATACGCGGATATAGATGGCAGCGCGTAAAGATTTGTTCATTGTATCATCTCCCCTATATGGTACTGTAATCTGGACATAAAAATACCTGACATCCTGTCCGAAATGGGGGATGTCAGGGGTAATATGTACTGATACAGTAAAATCACAGGAGTTCAAACACTCCCAGGGAAGGCTCGAAATAAATTACATAGTTATCAATGGTGGTGCAGATGCCGTATTTATTTTTATAATATTCCAGTGCTTCAGATAGAAACTCTTCTGTCACGTCCAGGTAATTGGCGGCATCATACAGAGAGCAGCATCCATGGCGATAGGCGTTAATGATTCCGTTTAATCCGATCAGTTTGTTGTAGGCCCATATTCTCGCCCGCAATTCCTGTTTCTGATTGCCGGTATCCGACTGGTCCAGTATGTTTCCTACAGTAGTGTGGTGGTGTCCCAGTTCTTCTGCAAGCACACAGACTTTCTGGGTCTCTTTTAAATTGCTTCTGATAAAGATTTTATTTCCCTTGATTCTGCCGTCATAGGCTTTTAACGGTTTTTCTTTGACAATGATATCGTGGTGTTCCACTTCTATGAGAAGATCGTTGTAATTCAATTTCATCACTCCATTTATTCATAGTTATACGGAATATTGTTATTCATTCAGGAGCTCTTCATCGCTCATTTTCATTTCTTCTGTGATATCGATATCGGTTCGTTCATGAGCGGCGTTGAGAAGCAGGTAATCTTCTGTATATTTGTTAAAATGTGTCAGTTCCTCTACACGCTTTTCGGCCTCATTTTTTCCAATTTCGTTAAGCATTTCATAATATTGGATGATTTTGGGCGTTTTTTCTATTCGGGGCGTTTGCTGTTCTTCCCAGCCCATCAGATAGCCGGGAGAACATTCCAGTACCTGAGCCATGTCCGTTATGACACTTCTTTTTATATTTTCCACCCGCCCGTTTTCATACTTGGCAATTGCGGATTTTTGCAGCCCGATTTTACTGCCCAGTTCTTCCTGGGTATAACCCATCATAATCCTTCGTTCTTTAATTCTGTCAGCCATGCCCATAGTGATCTCTCCTTTTGGTGTCTTAATTTTACCATATTTGAAAATAATATGCAAGAAAATCAGAAAAAAGTGTCTTAAAAAGACAAGAATAAATTGACACTGCAATATAACAGTGGTACTATAGAAGTATCTTAAAAAGACACATATATTCCTTTTTCAGATATTTTCCAAGTTCTATACTAAAGTAATTATTTTTTTGCTTATATTGTGTCTTTTCAAGACATCTTTGGAATGCGTACAAACTGTCAAAGCATATGATTACCTAAAAAGCAAGAGGCATTCTGCTATGAAGAAAAAATTTGATATGGAAGTGACAGGAAAACAGCAGCGGCATGATCAGAAGATGAATTTGTCTGATCCCAATCTGAGCGGCGTATATGAAAAAGCTGTTGATAGAGCTGTATGCACACCAGATCGATGCGGAGATTCAAAACATTACAATCAAACCGGAAAGGAAAGAAGAGGCAGTGTGGACTGGTGAGAGCCGGTAGAAAGGAGAGCTGACATAGGGAAAGTGTGAGAAATCAGTAAACGAAGCGGACAAGCAGGACAGAGGGAACTATGAAAATATCGAATTAAACCATTCAGGAAGGAGAAAAAGATATGTTAGAGAGAGACAGTTGGAGAATTTTAGAAATTATAATACGCAGGTATCCTGACAAGAAAAAAGAATATGAGGAGTACGTATCAGATGTGATGGGAGCGTCGCCCAGAGAGGGAATCCCATGCTGTTATCGGGAAGATTATACAAAACCCCAGTCCGTCACAGAAGCAAAAGCAATGAAGTTAAACAGCACCTATGCCCAGCGGCTGAAAAATCAGATAGAGGCTGTGGAATTTGTGTATAACAGTCTGAACGAAGCGGAACAGAAGCTGATGCGTGAGAGATTCTGGAGAGACAGAAAACGTAATATTCCCTATTTGAAAATCCATGATGTCAGCTACAGTGAAAGACAGATGCGGAGAATCGTGTACCGGATTATCGTACAGGTAGGAAAGTATCTGGGGGAAATCCGGTAGAGAGGAAAGATGGCCGGATTTTTTATGGCAAGTGTGATAATATGAGATCATGAAATATTGAAAAAGCACTGGTTGGGGCCGGTGCTTTTTATATTTTCACAGAAGGCGGCCTGCAGTTTTCGACAGCAGAAACTTGCAGGGTCACAACGGCGGAAGGGAGGTGAGCAGGGAGTGATCAATGCCATCATAAAAGGGATTACAGATTCTTTGCAGAAGGAATTTGAAAATGCCTGTGAGATTGTCACAGAAGAGAGGGGAGCGGATCTGGGAAGGCCGTGCTTTCATGTCTCCTGTCTGGGCAGTACGGAAGCGTTGTTCCGGGGAAAGAGATATTTCAGGAAAAATCAGTTCTGTATTCAGTATTTTCCAACAGAAGGCGAGGGAAAAAAGGAAGAATGCAATGAGATTGCCGACAGGCTTTTTTCCTGTCTGGAACAGATAACTGCGGTGGAAGAACTGGTGAGAGGAACAGATATGAAATATGAGGCGGTAAATGACAGTGTCTGTTTTTATGTCAACTACGATATGTTCCTTTATAAGGGATGTGATACTCTTCCGCGCATGGAGGAACTGACAGAAAAAATTTCCGCAAAAGGGAGGTGAGAAGATGGAGGCAGAGAGTTTATTTACAAAGGAACAGCTGCTTGCGGCAAAACGTTTTCGGGAGAGAAGGGACATGGTAGATGCCCTTCTGCTGCCGGAGAGACAGTATTCGGTAAAAGAAGTAGAACAGATGATGGAAAACTATAAGAAAGGAAAGGTGAAGTAAGAATGGCATTAGGCGGAGGTACTTTTACAGTACAGAATAAGGAATTACCGGGAGCGTATATCAATTTTGTTTCGGCTGCTTCGGCGAGCGCGACACTTTCAGAGAGGGGAATTGCCACAATGCCCCTGGAACTGGACTGGGGTGTCTGTGGAGAGGTATTCGAAGTGACCAATGAAGATTTTCAGAAGAGGAGTATGGAAATCTTCGGATATGAATACACCCATGAAAAAATGAAGGGGCTCAGAGATCTTTTCCTGAATATCCATACACTCTATGGGTACAGACTGAACGGAGGAGTGAAGGCGGAGAACAGCTGTGCAGAGGCACGGTATCCCGGCAGCCGGGGAAATGATCTGAAGATCGTAATCCAGAAAAATGTGGACGATGAAAAACTGTTTGATGTGAAGACGCAGTTGGGAGAAGTCATCGTAGATGAACAGACCGTTGCGTCGGCGGCCGAACTGAAAGGCAACAGTTATGTAAGCTGGAAACCGGGGATGGCCCTGGAGGCGACGGCAGGAATGCCTCTGGAAGGGGGTACAGACAGTGCCGTGGAAGGAACGGCTTATCAGAATTATCTGGACCAGATCGAATCCTATACATACAACACTATGGGGGTGACAGTGGCAGACGAGACGACAAAGGCACTGTTTGTTTCTTTTGCAAAACGTCTGCGGGATGAGATGGGAATCAAGTTCCAGCTTGTTTTGTATGACTATGCAAAAGCGGATTACTATGGTGTGATAAGCGTCAAGAACAGGGTGACAGATGCGGGCTGGAGCGATACCGGGCTCGTATACTGGGTAACGGGTATTTCCGCAGGCTGTCCGGTGAACAGGAGTAATCAGAACCGAAAATATGACGGCGAGTTTACCGTAGATGTTTCTTATACGCAGAATCAGCTGAAAGGGGCGCTCAGGGCCGGAGAGTTTGTCTTCCACACGGCGGGGGCAGACGTACGGGTACTGGATGATATCAATACGATGACAACCACATCCGATGTCCAGGGAGATATTTTCAAAGACAATCAGACGATCCGGGTGATCGATCAGATCGGAAACGATATTGCGGTACTTTTCAATACAAAATATCTTGGTGTCGTGCCCAATGACAATGCGGGACGTATTTCTTTCTGGTCAGATATTGTAAAACATCATGAGCAACTTCAGGAAATCCGGGCAATCGAAAATTTCTCGGATACGGATGTGACTGTGGAACAGGGAAGCACAAAAAAATCTGTAGTGGTCAGCGATGCGGTGACTGTGGTGAATGCCATGGGAAAACTGTATATGACTGTTACTGTAGCGTAGAAAAGGAGTGAAAATAATGAATGGGAATAACGTTGTAATGAAGGCGAAGGATACTTTGTTTGCTGCTCTGGCGGAGTGTTTTGTCACAATCGGTTCCAGAAGGTATAATTTCATGCAGGCAATCAATCTGGAAGCAAATTTTGAGAAAAACAAGACAGAAGTACCGATTCTCGGGAAAACAGGCAAAGGAAATAAGGCTTCCGGATGGAAGGGGACAGGCTCGGCGACATTTCATTATAATACATCGATCTTCAGACAGATGATGCTTCAGTACAAAGATACTGGCGAAGATATTTATTTTGAAATCCAGATCAGCAATGAAGATCCCACTTCCGGGGCAGGTCGGCAGACGATGATACTGATAGACTGCAATATTGACGGTGGCATACTGGCAAAATTCGATGCAGATGGAGAGTATCTGGATGAAGAAATGGAATTTACTTTCGAAGATTTCAAGATGCCGGAAACATTCAAAGATCTGGAAGGATTCCTCACAAATTAAGTAATATGAAAATCCCTTATACGGGCACGAAAGGGGTCCGTATGAGGGATTTATCATTCTGTTGGAAACGTATTAATAAATCAAAAGGAGAAAATAGCAATGTCAAAATTCAGTAAATTTATGAAGTCCAATAAAATCGAGAAGAAGAACGAAATGTATCCGGCAACAAGGTCACTGTGTGATGAGAGTGGGAAGCCTCTGGAGTGGGAATTCCGGCATATCACTTCCAAGGAGAATGAAGTGCTGCGGGAGGACTGTACCATCGAAGTGCCAGTGACCGGAAAGCCCAATATGTACCGGCCCAGACTCAAAACTTCCCTTTATATTCAGAAGATGATTACGGCATCGGTAGTCATGCCGGATCTGTATGACGCCCAGCTGCAGGATTCCTATGGAGTAAAGACACCGGAAGATCTGCTCCTTGCCATGGTGGACGATCCTGGAGAATACAATGATCTGGCTGCCTTTGTGCAGAGATTCCAGGGATTCCATGTCTCCTTTAATGAGAAAGTGGACGAGGCAAAAAACTCATAGAGGAAGGGGATTGGGAGGCGAACTTTGCCTATTATTCCCTTCTGAAACTTCATATATTGCCTTCTGTTTTTCTGGAACTGGATGAACAGGAGAAGGCGTTTATTGTGGCAGCTATTCAGATAAAAATGGAGAATGACAGAAAAAAGGAAAAAGAAATAAAACGGAAATCAAAAAAAGGAAGGAAAGGCAGGTGATGAAATGGCAGCAATCAGCGCAGCGGCGGAATGGCAGGAAAGTTATACGAACATGATATTTGAAGCGGCAACGGCATCTTACATACGGATTTCACAGATGGTGGACAATACTGCAGAATATATCCAGGAGAATATACAGGCCCAGGAGCAGTTCAACGCCTCTGTGGAAGAGGGAAAAGAGAAGGCGGGCGGACTGTCGGAAGCGATTGAAAAGGCCAGAAATATCATGGATAAGGTGTCTTCTGTGATGAAACTGTCCGATCAGATGACGGAGAGTACAAACCGTCTGAGTATGATGAATGACGGGATGCAGACGACACAGGAGCTGCAAAATATGATTTATCTTTCGGCGCAGAGAACCCGGAGCGGATATGAGGAGACAGCGGATGCGGTTTCCAAGTTCGGACTGATGGCGGGCAGTGCCTTTGGCAGTTCGGCGGAGATTGTTTCCTTTGCAGAACAGGTGAGCAAGCAGTTGACACTGGCTGGGGCTGGGGCATCGGATATCAGTCCTGTGATGGACCAGGTGGTGCAGGCCATGGGTTCCGGTGCTTTGAAGGGAAAAGAGTATACGGATATTCTGCAGAAGGCGCCGGGATTTATTCAGACCATTGCGGACTCTATGGGGGTGTCGATGGAACAGATGAATGAGATGGCTGCAGAGGCGGGAATC